CATGACAGCATCTTTTGTCTTACCACCACCAAGTTTACTTGCTAAAGCTCCTGTCAATGCTCTTGATATAAATGGATTGACAGCAGAAGTACCGAACAATTGTCCTAAACCAGCCCCAACAGAAGGCCCTGCAAACGCACTTATTGCAATTGGTGCTATTTTTTTAAGTAATTTACCTAAACTCATGGCTTTATATTATCCTAAAATTGTAATTTCGTCTATGCCTTTACTTTAATTGTTCCATTATCATTAAAAAGAGCTCCAGTCTCAAGACCTTCATCACTTGTAGGTAAATCCGTCAAAGTAATCTTTGTCCCTCTTAACTCGCCAGGATTTTGTAATTGTGTAACAAGTTGACTTAAACTTCTTACCATTTCATTAAAATACTGCACGTCGTATTCTTCTGGTGGCAACGAAAAGGTTGGTGGCACAAGTTGTCTGCTCATCTATCTCCATCCGCTCTTAAATCTACTCTTGGTGTACCTAATCTCCAATTTACACCTTGAGTTGTGCTTTCTACTCTAAGACCAAATGATCTGCCACGCAATCTCAAATGATTAATTTCCGTTGTTGACGATACAGTATTCGTGGACGTTTTAACATATCCACCATTTGGACTTCTTTGTGCTTTTAAAGAAAATACGGCTTGTTTGTTATCATTGCTAATGTTGGAGTCGCTATTATCAAAACTTACGTCTGGTAACATTCTTCTTAGAAATACAAATTGATCACCATCTTGAATGTCTATTGGACTTGATTCAATGAACGATGTAAAGGCAGTACCATCATTATCGTTACCTTTTTCATGATTATATACAAGATTAGAATCTGTTGCTAAAGGATATTGATAAACCCCTCTATCCACCCAAGAACTTCTCGCAAGATTACCAACATACCATATTTTTTGATCATAATTATAAACTACATACTTATCGTTTTCTCCGTCACCACCATTTGATAAAGAATTAGACTCAGATGGATAAAACCAAAAAACTTCACCAAAAGCTGAATTTACACCTGCGTACACTTTATCTGATTGAGTTTCGTTAAAATTATTAAATACATGATCTCTTACAGAACATGGTATTACTTGAACACGACCATCATAAATATAAAATCTATCATAACCCATCCACATCACAGCATCACCCACTGCAACGGCACTATTGAAACCACGAACAGTAATGGCACTGGCAAGCTGGTTTATTCCAAAAGTAAAAGGTGGACCTATAAATTGCATGCTATGAACAGATGTATCTGTTAAAACAATCATCTCTCTCCTTGTTTTAACAGCAGTTATAATTTCAGAACCAGAACCTATCCTTAAATCACCTGCCGTATTAGATGCATTTGGTATCCATTGAAATGGATTTTCTTGTGTGCTAAATCTTACTAACAATCTATCTTGCGTTGAAGATCCTATAGGATTAGCACCAAAACAAATGACATGACGATCTCTTTCAGATACTATTACTTTTCTTGATTTAGTTGGAGCTGCGTCAGATAGTTCTATTAAATTTTTTGCCCTTGCACCTGTTCCAAGAGTTTTATCCCAATAAAAAATAAAACTATCTTTTTCATTAAAAATTAAATCTTCTCCAAAATTATCTTGTGACCATAAACGTAATGTACCACCACCTACAACATCTGAAGAAGCTAAACCCCATCCACCTGCACCCCACGTATCTGCTCCCCACCCAGATCCAGGCACAACAGTATTTATGCCAATATTTAATTGATACTCTGCATCCGCTGATCCCGAACTAGACAAAGCTGCGGCTGCATTATCGCTTAAAGTTATCACATAACTGTTAGTATTTGTAATCGATGTTATAGAAAACTCATTATTCAATTGAGTGTTTAAAGTAGTGTTACCCGTATTTGCATTGCTAAAAGTCACAAAGTCACCAAGAATAGCTCCATGATCTGCGTCGTTTACAGTTACGCTAGTGCTGTCGGTTGCCGTTGTGAATGTTATTGCCATATTTTAATCACCCACTATAACTGTTGATTCATTAGTAATAGATACAGTTACATTCCCTACTGTTCCAGTTCCAAATAAATTTGCAGAAGACGGAGGAGTGTTTATAGTTACTGTTCCAAGACCTGTAGTTCCTAATATTCTCAAATTATTTTCTGGGTTAGTTGATTTTACTTCGTAAGCTGACTCTATAACAACTGTTCCAATACTGCCAGTTCCAGCTTCACCTGTAGCAGCAAATTCAATTGTGTTTCCGTTTATGTCAAAAACAACTTCTCCATTCACGACCTTTCTTCTAAGTGGCGTGATGTCATTGAATCCCTCAGACTGTTCAATATAAAACTTAATTTCTGTACCTAATCCAAGGTATTTGTCACCTTCAAGATTTGCCCAAGCATGGAGAGATCTTGAAGTTCCCAAAAAGGTAGAATTACTATATTTTTCCCAACCACCAAGCTTTTCTGGAAATCCAAAACGAAAACGAATTTTATCGCAATCGTTCCATCCACCTTTGTTTGAGTAAGAAGTTGTCTCTTTATTTATTCCAGGTCTGAATTTTAAAGACGTTATTGGCACGATTAGGCCTCATTAATAAAATCATATATATGTGCTTTAACTTCTTTTAGCTTAACCATCACTTAGCCTCTTTATAATAGTTTATAGTAATAACACATCTAAAATCTTCATCTTTACAATTCGTTTCTGCATAATTTAAATTAGCAGGAAATGTTATTATTCTGTTTCTAATACTTTCTATTATAGTTCCATCTTCAAATTTTGTACACCCGTTATTATTATTTATATACAAAACAGAAGTATGAGATTTTTTATATTTTGAATTAATTTTATATGATTTTAATCTTTGTGACTTTTTATATAATGTACCTTTAACATCAATTAATGCTGATGGTTTTATATACATATCCATCCATGCTCGACAGATATCATTATAGCGATTAGAAAAGTCATTGTTTTTCCAAAAATTATGTACAAAATAATCGTCTTGTAAAAACCAAGCAAAATTGTTGCCTAGCATACAATATTCTAAATCATGTATAATTACTTCAGGCAGATAATCATCTTTTACATCAATCATTTAAAAGGTGCTCCTAAAAACCAAATAACCAAAGAATATCTAACACCTTTTGTAACTGGTGTAACTCTATGTGGCATATAAGATGGAAAAAATATTATACTACCTTGTTTATGTGCATTTTGATTAAATCCCCAAATTTCTAATTTGCCACCTTCGTAATCATCATTAAGTAATAAACTCATTGATATTTTTCTTGTTTTACCATGCAAATTGGGATTGTCTACGTTATAAATACTATTCCATGTGCCCATACTATCTTTATGCCAATCATAATGACCAGAACTATCTGCTGTGTATCTGCCTATTTGATACGACTCCATGCCACTAATATCAAAATTCCAACCTGCATTTTTATTTGCTTGCCTCATATAAGGTTCTGCTAAATCATATATCCATTGTTCATTATTGAAATGTATATCTGTTATTCTTTGTTTAGATACTTCACGACCATTACCATGCATACCTACTTTACCAACTTGCCAAGTATCATTAGCTGACATAATTATTTTGTTACAAGTATCTTTATCTATTTCATTGTACCAACACCATAACCCATTTTCTTCTTCAGTTGGTTTTTGTATATTATTAGGCTTTTGTATCAGTCTTATGGTCATTTTTTAAAAACCCCTATATTACCTGCTACACTAACTCTGACCTCATCGCTTTCATAAAAAGGATATACTTGATGTAAAAGTTGTGCAGGAAAAAAGACCATCATATTTTCATAAGATGAGTCTGTGCTATATGATAAATGATTTAATCCACCTATTGTTGTTGGGTAGGTAAACTGAAATGTAGATGGTGCAGGGCATTTGAGCCAAATAACAAAACTATAAATACCTGCATGAGTATGTGCAGCATTAAACTGATGTTCTTTTTGAAAATTTACCCATACATCATTTAATCTAAATTCTGTTTCTACCTTACCTTCATTATCTGTCCAGAATGTCTCGCCAAATGAATCTTTATATTTTGTTACATAATCTGGTAGAATTTTTAAAAAATAATTATCTTTGTCATGAAGTTTAAGTGAAACTGGTAAACCTTTAAGATTTTCATTACCACCTTCATATGGATTTGGTACTCCATTTTGCTTGGCAATATCAATTATTTCCCATAAATATTTAACGAAATCATCATTAAGTTTACATTGAATTATGCCAAAATTTGGTAAATTAAATGATTGTAATGTTTCACTTTCATATGGTGGTGCATCATAGCTTTTCATGTTTCCTCCCTAAATCATTTTAACACCAGAACACATTGGGATACCTAGCATTTTTCTATCATCATATTTAGCTTTATTTTTAAGTTTACCATTTTTATCGTGATAATGAAAAAAGCTCTGAACACAAGATGTTCCAGTAAATGTTTCTCTCCAATGTTCTAATTCAGAACCTCTGTATATTAAGATATCCCCAGGATTTAAATCTATTGATATTCCTTCTTTATTTCTGCCACCTGTAGGATCTAAAAATATAGACCAATTATCTCCACCTAAATTTAATGTTCCAGATATTTCACAACTATCCCTATCTATATGTCTTGTTAATTTATTTCCATTTTTGTAAATTCGTGTGAAGGTGTAGTTTTCGATTAATTCTAAATCTGTTTTCTTTTCTATTTTTGGTTTTAAATTTTCAAGCAATGTATCAATCAATACATCCCCATAAGATGAGTAATGTGCATTTGCTACTTGAGGGTCAGGACTACTCCAGTAATTGTAATTTGTTACTGGCGATACAATTTTGTTATCTACTAACAAATCATATACTTGTTTTTTTCTCATGATGTATCTATGAGCCAAATCAACAATATCTTTAGATAAGATGTTTCTAATAACTATGTATTTATTTTTTTCAAAAGACATTATAAATTTTTACAAAACTGGACAATATCGTTTTTTATAAATTGTATATTAAAATGTATAAACCTAAAATCATTTATACCTGCATCTAATTTGTATTCATGAGGCATATATGAGTTAAAAAATATTAATGTGCCTGGCTTTGGATTGTAATGTACTGATTTAGATGCATATGTAATTTTAGAGCTATCTTTTTCTGGTAAAGCACTTTGTATAGCTCCAGGTCTAGGGTCATGGAATACTGGCACAGATGTACGTTCACTACACCTTAGATAATAAAATCCAGATATGTGGTCATTTTCATGTATATGTGTGTTATGGAAACCACCACCAAATTTAGGAAATTCTTGCACCCACATACTAGTAAAAAATGGTGTATGTTCAGATATATCAAAACCTTGACTATCTAATATTTGACAAGCTGTCGTACCACAATAATCAACAAAGTGATTCAGTTTTGGGTCTTCTAATAACCTTGAATCAGAATGATAAACTGTACCAAAATCGCCTTTTTCTTTCCAAAGTTTTTCTCCCCATGCTTCTCGTCTATGCTTTAAGTATTCTTCTTTATTACCCTTTGCTCTCTCAATGTGAATGTCACAAGCCTTATCAATATCTGAAACCCACTCTGGCTTATCAATTGTGTATACATGTGATTGAAAATATGGGGATGCATCTAAAACATCTTTTTCCATTATAGCCTCTACCTTTTTAATTTTATTTATTTTATAAGAAGAATATTAAATTACAATAGTAAAATTATGCTTTAGAAGGCAAGAACCCAATCTTCTGTCTCATTATCCCATAGATATAAATGAGTTCCATTTGTTGGGTCTGGTGTTGGTGGTTCATATTGACAGGTTGTTTCGTTTAATATCCAACCTCTAAAGATATTTGGATTTGGTAAAAAAGCATCTCTATCTGGGTCATAGTAACCATCAATAACAGCATAGTTTTTACGAAGGGCTTTTGTTTGGTCATCTGCCAATGTACCATCAGCATTATAATATTTGCCACCATAGGTATTATAAGATGTCTGAACCCAGTTAGAACCTACTGATTTAGTTCTTCTATACCAATGCTTTTCGCACCATGCCTTACCAATGGCTTCTGATTCATTGCCATCTTTATCTAATATATATTCGTTTGCTACTACGATAACATTTATTACTTTGTTATTTTCATCTAATAATGCAAAATGTGCCATCTATATTCCTATGCAGTATAACAACCAGACGAGGTAAATCTATGTGATTTATAACTTACACAACCAGAGCAATAAGTGTTAGTTGAATTACCTCCAGATGC